CTGGAGGCGATCTAATGCACGCTCGCCAGCAAATCCGCGACGCCGTGGTGACGATCTGCACCGGCCTCGCGACGACCGGCCCCCGCGTCTACGCCAGCCGCACCTATCCGATGGCGACCGCCGATCTGCCGGGGCTTTGCGTCTACACGACCAACGAAGCGTCGCAGCCTGAAATCATGCGATCACCGCGGCGGCTGGTGCGCGAGCTGTCGCTTGTTGTCGAGTGCTACGCGCGAGCGACCGACAGTATTGACGACGCGCTGGACGACATGGCTGCCGAGGTCGAAACGGCCATCGGCACGGATGCCACGCTTGGCGGCAAGGTGCGCCGCGTTCATGTCGCGCAAACAGAAACATTCATCAACAGCGACGGCGAGCAGCCGGTCGGCGTGATCCGGCTGACGTTCCTGGCCGAATACGCAACCTACGAAACCGCGCCGGCTACGCTGGCGAACTAAGCCGCCGCTCTAGCGGCCACCAACAACTCGCAACCGAGAAACGCCCGGCGCGGAAGCCCGCCCGCCGGCCGCGTCCGCGCGTCCGCGCATAGGGCATCACACAAACCGGAGAAGTCTAAATGGCTAACCATGTTGGCAACGAAGGTGTTGTCAAGGTCGGCAGCGTTACCGTTGCCGAAGTGCGTTCGTTTTCCATCAACATGAGCGCCGACACCACGGAAGACACCGTGATCGGTGATACGTGGAAGACGCATGTCGTGACGCAGAATTCGTGGACCGCCGAAGTCACCTGCTTTTGGGATGAAGCGGACACCACTGGTCAGGGCGCCTTTACCATCGGTTCCAGCGTCACGCTGAACCTGTACCCCGAAGGCGCTAGCGCCGGTACGTCCGAGACGTACTACACCGGCACCGCGATTGTGACCGGCTGGGGTACGTCGCAGACCCATAACGGCATGGTCGAGGCTACCTACAGCTTCCAGGGCACCGGCGCTCTTACCAAGTCGACGCTGGCCTAAGCCATGACTGACCGTCTCATTGATCTATTGAGGGCGGACTTTGCCGCCCGCAAGCGGCGGGTGGATGTGCTGGGGCGCGAAGTCTTCGTGACGCCACTGACGCTTGGCGAGCAGACCAAAATCGCAGCGATGCACCCCGACGACGGTGCATTGCGGATGGCTGAAACCATCGTCGCAAAGACGGTGGATGCCGAGGGCAAGCCTGTTTTCACAAAGGACGATAAACAGGATTTGAAGCGTGCCGTTGCCGGTGATGCGCTTGGCCCGATTATCGCCGCCATCGTTGGCCCGGCCATCCCGGAAATCGAAAAAAACTAAGCGGGAGGCGGTCGGCCGAATTTGCGCGATATGCGCTGGCCGACCGCCTCCACAAAACACTGGCGGAAATCGACGGAATGACCGTCGAGGAATGGAATGGATGGATGGTTTACCTGTCCGTCCTGGAAGACGAACGCAAGAAGCGGAAGGGCTGACCTGATGCCACTCGATGCAGCACAATGGCAAATCCAGATCACGGCTGCCGATAAGACTTCCGCTGCTTTCACGTCGCTTCAGCAGCGCATGAAGCAGACAGAGACCATTGCCGCGGGCATGTCGCAGGGTATGTCTAATGCGTTCGGCGCCGTGACGCGGATGCTGGGGCCGCTGACGGCGGCGACGCTTGCCGCGGCGGCGGCTCATAAACTGTGGACCGCTGGCATGGCGGCCGGCGATCTAGGCGAACAGGCCGAGCAAATTGGGCTGACGACCGACCAGCTACAGGCTTACAGGCTGGTTGCAGCTCAATCTGGCGTCAACGTCGAGCAGCTCGACGGCGCGATGATGAAGCTAACGCGCGCCATGGGGACGGCCAACGAGGGTAGCGACGAAATGATTGCCCGCTTTGACAAGCTGGGCGTCAAGCTACTGGACTCGGAAGGCAAGTTGCGGAAGCCGGCGGAAGTGCTGCCGGAGTTGGCGCGCGGCTTGTTAGGCATGTCGTCCGAAACCGAGCGTAACGCGCTGATCATGGAAATATTCGGCCGCTCTGGCAGCCGAATGGTAACAACGCTAGAGCAATTGGCGCGCGGCAATGATGCGGTAATTCAGAGCGCGCGAGAAGCGGGCGCCGTCATTAGTGGGGAAACAATCAAAGCGTGGGACGATCTGTCGGACCAGTTAAAGGTTGCTGAACAGCGTTCTCAATCTCTTTGGGCAGAACTTGGCAAGCCAATTGCCATTGAGGGGCTCAAACTATTCAATGCCACGCTAAAAGAAACACATGCAATTATGTCGGCTATAGACAAAGCCGGCAATTGGCTGTTCGGTGGAGGATTGACCGGGACCGACCTGGCGGGCCTTCAAAAAAGGGCCGAGACGCTACAGGCTACAATCAATGCAATCAGCGAAGGCGCACAAGGGCAAGTTGACGATCTAGCGCGCGCACGGCTTGCCGGCCTCTACAAGCAGCTTGAAGATGTCAACGATCAGATCGCGCAGAAAATGACGGCTGGTTATGTCTTGCCGGCCGTTACTGTGACGGCATCTACAGGTACTTCAAACCCCGTCGGCAAAGCGGCAAAGGGAGCCGGCGACAGCGCGCAGAAGAAACTCGACGCGCTGATTGTCGAGCGCACGGCGCTGGAAGACGCGCTGTCCAAGTTTGAGACGCAGGGCAACGAGACAGTCGCGGAAATGGAGAAGCGGCTGGACCGTCAGGTGGCGTTGCAAAAGAAGGTGAACAGCCTCACGGAAGGGCTGCCGAAGGATAGCCCGCTGGCGCAGCAAATGACCGCGGAAGCCACGGCCATCACGGAACTGAACACCAAGCTGGAAGAGAAGCGCCGCATTATGCAGGGCGCCGAGCAAACCGTCGCGAAGTACGGCGACGGCATGAAGGCTGCCGAGCGTGCTACCGCGGACCTGAATGAACAGCTCGCGCTTGGGCTTATCAACCCGCAGCAGTACGCGCTCGCGATCCGCGACGTTGCCCGCGCGCAAGAGGAACAGGCGATCCAGACGCGCGGCGCAATCGGTGGCCTGGATGGCTTCTTTGCCGGCATGGAAAACGCCACGCGGCAGGCCAACAAGATGTCGCGAGAGTTCCAGTACGGCGAAAAGATGATCGGGCTGATGGACGAAGCCATCAGTGAGATGGTGCAGAACGGCGAGGTTAACTTTCAGCGGTTGCTGCAATCGTTCGTCACCATGCTGATCCAAATGGAAATGCGCGCCGCGGCGTCTTCGCTGTTCTCTGCCATCGGCGGCAGCATGGGCGCCGGCGGCGGGCTTATCAGCGGCATTGTCTCCGGAATTGCCGGCATGTTTGGAAGCGGCGGCAGCAGCGGCGTCGGCGGGCTGATTAGTTCCGGCATGTTGTCGGGAACTGGCGGCACCTATGCCGAGGGCGGACGGCCGCCACTCAACAAGGTTTCTCTTGTTGGTGAACGTGGACCCGAGCTGTTCGTACCGGATACCGCGGGAACCATCATCCCCAACCACGCGCTGGACGGCGGCGGCGGCGAGGTCGTATCCGTCAACATGCAAAACAGCTTCGGCGGCGGCGTTACCCACGCCGAAATGCTGCGCTACGGCGCGATGATCGAAGAACGCGCAAAGGCCGGCGCGATGGCTGGCATCGAAGCCAAGCGCAAGCGCGGCGGCTCCATTAAGCAGGTGTTCCGCGGATGACCGTTACCTATCCATTGACATGGCCGACGGCCACTGGCGTTACGCAGATCACGATCAGCGAGAACAACGTGGTGGCCGTGTCAGCGGCCCCCATGTCGGGCATTGAACAGGTCCAGGAATTCCCAGGCCAGTGGTGGCTTGCGGAGATTTCCTTTCCGCCCATGTCGCGCGCCAACGCCGACGCATGGATGTCAACGCTTGGCGCGCTGCGTGGTCGAGCCGGAACAATCATCATCCCGGATATCAGCCGCGCGACAGCACGCGGCACGGCTTCCACGACGCCGGGAACGCCGCAGGTAAACGGCGCGTCGCAGACGGGCCTGACGCTGGCGGTCAAGACGGGCTTGGGCACTGTCACAGGCTATTTGAAAGCCAACGACCGGATATCGTTGGGAACGGGCAGCACGCGCCGGCTGCACAAGGTGGTCAACGATGTGAACCTGGTCAGCGGAAACGCGACCATTGATATCTGGCCGCGGCTGCGTTCGTCGCCGTCGAATAACGAGACGATCTACGTGGCGAACGCTTCTGGGCGCTTCCGCATGACGACTAACAAGCTGGATGAAACGCGCAGCCGTGACGGGCTCTACCGGCTGCCGCCTATCACGTTCCGGGAGGCGTTGGACTAATGGCGCGCGCACTTACAACGGCAATGAAGACGGCGATTGCCGCCACTACTGTTCGCCCGGCGCTGCTGCTGGAACAGCAGTTCAAGACCGGCACTGCGAACATGTGGACCGGCATCGGGCCGCTGTCGTGGGCAAGCAAAACGTGGCTCGGTGTTGGCGACCTGTTGTCCGTTTCCGAGCTGGAAGAAAGCAACGAGATTTCGGCCAAGGGCATGACGATTTCGCTAAAGGGCGTGAAGTCGTCAGACATATCGCAGGCTCTATCCGAGATGCAGCGCAACCTGCCCGGCAAGCTGTGGCTGGCGTTATTCGATGAGACAGGCGCGTTGGTGCTGTCGCCTAAGATTGTTTTCAGCGGCAAGCTGGACACCTGTGTTGTCGAAGACGGCGCCGACAACTGCACCATTTCCATCGCGCTAGAAAGCGACCTAATCGACCTGGAGCGCCCGCGCGAGGTTCGTTACACCGACATTGAACAAAAAAAGCGGTATCCCAATGACCGCGGCCTAGAGAACATTACGTCTCTACAGGACGCCGATATCCCTTGGGGCGCTCGCTAATGGCGATCTGTCGCGTCGAAGGCTGGGAACAGCGCCTTACCGCTCACATCGACCGATACCGCAGCGAGCCGTTTGGCTACGGCACGCACGATTGCGCGACGCTGGCGGCCGGCGCCGTCAAGGCATTGGACCCGTCTTTCGATTGGCCGATCACCTGGACCAGCGAGCGGGAAGCGTTGCGGATTATCTCTGAAGCCGACGGGCTGGAAGCGATCGCAACGAAGGTTCTGGGCGAACCAATCGACAATTGGCGGATGTGCCGTCGCGGCGATATTGCGCTAATCGTCCAAGGTAACTGGCCGTCGTTTGCTGTTGGCACGTCGTCGGGGCTTTGCGCTCCCGCGCTTGAAGGTGGCGTTGCGTTCGTGCCGCTGGATGCCGCGTTCAAGGTTTGGAGGGTCGGGTAGATGCTGCTTATTGGCGTCTTTGCGCTTGTAATGATGCTGGCGTTTCCGGCATCGGCCGATCCGGTATCTGTCGCCATTCTTGGTGTTGTTTCCGCGTCCTTGGCGCAGTCTGCGGTGGCCGTCGCAATCACCACGATGGTTCTGACAACGCTTGTGTCCATGGCGCTGTCGTTCGTCGCTTCGGCACTTCTAAAGCCAGCAGGCAAGAGCGGTGGCGGCGCCGGAATGCCCGATACATCGCTAAACACAAAGCAAAGCGTCAGGCAGCCGACGGCGCCCATGCAGGTGGTCTATGGAAAGACCAAGGTTGGCGGCGTCTATGCTGATATGTGGGTGTCGAGCGGCAATCAGCTTTTGTCCGCCGCCCTGATTATCGCAGGCCACGAAATCACTGGCGTTGATGAAGTGTGGCTAGGCGACCAGAACTGCGTCCTTGATGCTAACGGCTACATCATTAGCGGCCGCTACGCCGGCAACGGAACGATCCTGCAGTATCATGGTACGTCTACGCAGACGGCGTGTTCGATGCTTACGTCCACCAGCGGCGGGCGCTGGACGACAGATCACCGCTTGCAAGGGTTGGCCTATCTAGCCCTGCAACTTTATTGGGATAACACCACCGGCAACGGAAACCCGGCCAGCGGTACGTTTGTGGTTGAGCATCGCGGCGCGAAGCTGTGGCAGGGCGGCTTGCCCAACGTGACCGCCGTCATCCGCGGAAAGAAAATCTATGACCCGCGCACCGGCCTCACGGCATACAGTAACAACAGCGCGCTAGTCGTTGCCGACTATCTATGTGATCCGGTTTTCGGCCTTGGCGTGGACTACGCCACCGGCATCGATGAAACGGCGCTGATTACCGCGGCCAACGTCTGCGACGAAATGGTGACGCTGGCCGACGGCACGACGGAGGCGCGCTACACGACGGATGGATATTTCAAGGTAGACGGTAGCCCGGACGCGATCCTGGGCAAGCTGCTGGGCGCCATGCACGGCAGCGCGATCTACGACGGAGAGCGTTGGGTAATCAAGGCCGCGGCATGGGAGGAACCCGACGCCGTAGTGCTGACCGATGACGACATGCGCGCGGCGTCAACGCTGCAAACGCTGACCAGCACGCGCGACATTGCGAACGGCGTCAAGGGAACGTATGTCGGTGAAGAGACGAAGTGGCAGCCTGCCGACTTCCCGGCCATCGACTCTGCCACGTTCCTTGCCGCTGACGGTGGCGTTGAGAAGTGGCGCGATATCGAGCTGCCATACAGCAGCACGGCGACCCGTTGCCAGCGGCTCGCGAAAATTGACCTCCTGAAACAGCGTTATGAGACTGTCGAAACCTTCAAGGGCAAGCTGAAATGCTGGCGCTACACGGCCGGGCAAACGATCTACCGGACCAGTGAACGCTATGGGTGGACGAACAAGGCGTTTCTCGTTGGCAGCGTGAAGGTTGTCCCGGACCAGGACGCCGAGGGGAACCCGATGCTGGGCGTTGACCTGACGCTCTACGAGACGGCATCAAGTATCTATAGCTGGTCCACGTCCGAGGAAACGCCGATCAGCACGCCGGCGGATGCGTCCTATCCCGACCTTTACGACGTGGTCGAGCCGACCGTGTTTTCTGCTGTCGAGACGACCTACACGACGGCCGGCGGCGGCGGCGTAAAGAGCAAGGTGACGCTTTCCTGGGTTGCGCCGGTTGATGCGCTGGTAACGGCCGGCGGCTGGTACGAAGTCCAGTGGCGCGTGACCGGCGCGACAACGTGGAACAGCGCGCCGGATACTCTCGATACGTCGGTGATCCTGCTGGACGTTGCGCCGGCCAGCTATCAATACCGGCTGCGCGCCGTCAATTACGCCGGCAATCCCAGCGATTGGGTCACGACGAACCTGATCGTTTCCGGCGATAGCACGCCACCGGAAGACGTTATCGGGTTTGGCGTTACTACGGGCGTTTCCGGTTACTCGACGTTTTCGTGGAACGCGCCGACCGGCGAGCGGGCGCGCAGCGGCACCATCGAAATCCGCTATTCAGCGGCCACCAGCGGCGTGACCTGGGCAACAACGACAACGCTTGTCGCCGTGCAGTCTGGCGTCAACACGTCGGCCATCCTGCCTACGAAAATCGGAAGCTACGTCGCCAAATACAAGTCGCCAAACGGCGTCTATTCGTCTGGTTCCTCCAACGTCGCCGTCGTCAGCACGACGCAGACGACGCAGGTAGGCATTGAGATTGTCAGCGGCTTGCCGACGACGGACCTGTATGAAGGTCGCATCGTTTACCTGAATGCAGACGACAAGCTGTATCGCTACAGCGGAACTGCGTGGATCGCTGCCGTTGCGGCGTCCGATATCAACGGCGAAATTGGGCCTTCGCAGATCGCGGCGTCGGCTATCACGGCGGACAAGATTGCGGCCGGCGCTGTGACGGCTGCGAAGATCAGCGTGGCCGACCTTTCCGCCATGTCCGCGGACCTTGGCAACATCACCGCCGGCACAGTGACCGGCGCCACATTCCAGACAGCATCCAGCGGCACACGCGCCGTTATGGATACTCGCGTAATGTTCCGGGCTATCGATGCGTCCTATGCGACGCGCCCCTATTATCGTTCGGTTGGGTGGTCGGAGCCTAATCTAATCGCGCACCTTGGAGCGGACGCCGGCTATGGATATTCGCGGCTGCTGAATTATTACGGCACGACGGCGCTCGACATCCAGGCGTTCGGCAACACTTCTTCTCCGTGGACCAATACGCCGTCCGCAATCGGTGTCGCGTCACGTGGGACAAATATCGGCGTGCAGGCCGTGTCGGAGGCCAACGTCGGCGCATACGGCGACGGCTACCTCTATGATTTCTACGCAGGCGGCGCGGGCACAAACTACGGTCCATTCACCGGCGCGCATGATGCTCTAGTGGACAAGGCGCACGACGTAGCCGTTGGCGATATCGTGGTGGACGTTGAATTGATCGCGCAAAAGAACGTGTCCAACGCGATCACGCGCGTCGAGCTGTCCAGCACGGCAAACCAGCCTGGCGCGCTAGGCGCCGTCTGCCGTCGCACGGAAGTTTCACGCAACATGCCGCCGGCTGCGCTCGCAGGGCCGGCGGTTGACGGCGTGAATTATCCGACGATTGCGGAGGAATACGCGGGCTACATCGCCACCCACGACCGGCTGCTGGTCAACGCGCTGGGTGAGGGGCTGATCAACGTATGCGGCCAGGGCGGCGACATTGCCATTGGTGACCTGATCGTCACCAGCGACGCGCCCGGCAAGGGCATGAAGCAATCGGACAACATCGTGCGGGGTCACACCGTCGCAAAGGCACGCGAGCCAGCGACATTCGCAACGCCGGGCGAGGTGAAAACCATCGCCTGCATCTACGTCTCCGGGTGATCGCATGGATACAAACGGCAACGGCAGGCCAAGCCCAGGACTTCAAGCATACCGCTGGATTGTGATGGCAGGTATTGCAATTCTCGGCGTTCTTTCCATGCGCGTCCTTGACCGAATCGACAAAACCGCCGATGCGGTGGCATCGCTTCAGGGTTGGGTATCGACGGTCACGGCTCGCACAGACGCACATGGCGAGCGGCTGACAAATCACGACCGCAAGATCGAGCGGCTAGAGGACAAGGTCTTTCGGCCTACGCCTAACTGAGAGGCACACACAATGACGGTGAAGGACGAAGCCCGGCAAATGATTGCCGGGTTTGAGGGCTTTTGCGCCTCTGCGGCGCCGTGTCCTGCGGGAGTGCTGACTGTCGGGTACGGCCACACCGGGCCGGATGTTTACCCCGGCATGACAGTCACGCGGGAGCATGCCGATGCGTTGCTGGACAGCGATATGGCTGTTGCCGATGCCGGCGTGCGGCGAGTGTGTCCAGATGCGACGGAACACCAGCGATGGGCGATGGTGTCGCTTGCGTTCAATATCGGCGTGAATGCCTTTGCCGGTTCAACCGTTGCCCGGCTTCACGCCAAGGGCGACTACCAGGGCGCCGCGCGTGCTTTTGGAATGTGGAACAAGGCAACAGTGCAGGGGCGCCTGCAGGAGTTGCCCGGCCTCACGCGCCGCCGCGCCGCCGAGACCGCTTTTTACCTGACGCCAGACGCGCCAGAAGCGCACGTCATGCCGCAGGCCGTCGAGCCGCCAAAGACGGTCAGCAAGACGGCAATTGCCGGTGCTGTGTCTGTCAGTGCGGGCGTGGCCAGCGTCGCGGATCAGATGCAGAGCATCCAGCCGCTACTCGATCAGGTGGCGACAGTCGGCGCATCGGTTCAGAGCATCGCGCGTCTTAGCGCACTGGCGCTGTCGGTCCTGGCGCTCGGGGCCGTGGGCTACATGCTGGTGCGCTATGTGATGAAGGCACGCCGCGGCGACGTGGTGATCCGGTGATATCGGACCTATGGGCGCGCGTCGTCGGCATCGCTGCCATCGTCGGCGCCGTGCTGCTGGCCGTCCTGCGGATCAGGCAGGGCGGCAGGGATGCCGAGCGGGCAGAAGCCGCGAAACGTGATCTGGAAGCAATCAGGACAGCGGAAAATGCGGAACGCATTGTCGATAGCAGTGATGACGCTACTTTGCAGCGCCTGCGGAACAAGTGGACCCGTCCCCGGTAACTACTGCGACATCTACAAGCCGGTGTGGCTGTCGCCTGACGACCAGCTAACGCGCGACACGTTGCGGCAGATCATTCGCAACAACGAAGTCCATGAAAAACTTTGCGAGGCGCGCTGAATGCCGTCTCCTAGTCTTACACCGGATCAGCTACAGCAAGCCGTCGATGCCGTTGCCGAAGTCGGCACCGTTACCGGCGCATCAAGGCTGCTGAACATCAATCGCGCGACGCTGGAAGGCCGGCTGCGAGAAGCAAAGCGCCGGGGCTTCGTTGCCAACGTCGCGCCGCCTCTGGTGATGAAGGGCCAGAGCGTCCTGCGCGACAAGGACGGCAACGAAGTCGCAAGGTGGGATAAGACCAAACTCGCGGGCCGGGACGATGCGGAGGTGCAGCACGTCCCTGATCCGAAACGCATCACCAAGATCAGCACCTATTACGACCAGCTCGGCAACGTCGCGGCGCAGTGGGTATCCGAGAAGCCGGAGGACATCGCACGCGAGAAGGCTTGGCTGGCGTTCGCGGATGACCTGGCGGCCAAGCTGCCGAAGCTGAAGCCGACCAAGGCGCCGGCAAAGACCAACGCCGACTTGTTGGCCGTGTATCCAGTAGGCGACCACCACGTTGGCATGATGGCCTGGGAAGAGGAAACCGGCGACGCGAACTATGATCTGCGAATTGCGGAAGACCTGCTGGCCAGTGCATCAGAGCGGCTCATAGAAACCTGCCCGCCGTGCGACCAAGCCGTGATCGCGTT